GTAACAAAGAAACGCAAAGGTCGTGCTGATGCTTAAATACAAACTCGCTGATGGCAGCATCTATGAAGGTGCTGTCGTTACTATGCCTGATGGCAGAATCAAAACAGGTGAAACGCTAACTGGTGACAGTGTGCGTTGCTTTCCTCTTGAGCCTTCTGATGAGGTTGTTCGCGCACGACAGCCGGATGGCAAACTGAAGGCAGATGATAAATCCACACCTTCAAAGAATGAAGCGTGGACAACTAAGAAGAAGAAGTAATGGCTACCCCTGCATGGACACGCGCTGCTGGCAAGAATCCTAAAGGCGGCTTGAATGCTAAAGGGCGTGAAGGCACAGGCATGAAGGCACCAGTTAAGTCTGGTGATAACCCACGCCGCGCCAGCTTCTTGCAGCGTATGGGTGCAGCCAAAGGCCCAGAGCGTGATGAGAAAGGCAGGCCAACACGGCTGCTTAAATCATTACAAGTCTGGGGTGCTTCTTCTAAAGCAGATGCCATTAAAAAAGGCAAAGCAATCAGCAAACGTAATAAGGCAAAAGCATGAGCTTTCTTCATATGCTTAAACTTGAGGAGCGTGAGTTACTTCGCACAATAGTGAAGAAGGTACACCTTTCTCACCACCCCAAAGATTTCTGTAATGACTACGAGGCCGATAAGGTTATCTCTGTTATCGGGCCAGAGGTTATTGCTCAGATGATTAAGTTCGGTAAGGATCACAAGGTTGACCAACTTTAAGTACAAGCCTGATGGTGACGTACTAAAATCCTTTATGAAGTCTGATGTATTCTTTCGTGGCTTGCGCGGCCCTGTTGGTTCGGGCAAGTCTGTTGGTTGCTGCGTGGAGATCTTTCGCCGCGCACTACAGCAAAAGCATTCACCTGATGGCACACGCCGTAGTCGCTGGGCTGTTATCCGTAACACCAACCCACAGCTTAAAACCACAACGATTAAGACTTGGCTCGACTGGTTCCCAGAGGAACAGTGGGGCAAGTTTACTTGGTCTGTTCCGTTCACCCATCATATTAAAAAGAACGACATAGACCTTGAAGTAATCTTCCTCGCACTTGATCGTCCAGAAGATGTGAAAAAGTTGCTCTCCCTTGAACTCACTGGCATCTGGGTGAACGAGGCGAGGGAGATACCTAAGTCAATCATTGACGCATGCACCATGCGTGTTGGTCGCTACCCTTCTATGAAAGATGGCGGCGCAACATGGACAGGTGTGATCTGTGATACCAACGCACCGGAGGAAGATCATTGGTGGCCTATCATGTCGGGCGAGGTTCCAGTTCCAGATCACATCTCAAAAGAAGAAGCAAAGATGCTGGTAAGGCCAGACAACTGGCTGTTCTTCACACAACCCGCAGGGATGTTAGAGCGCAAAACAGAAGAAGGCGACATATCCGAATACGTTCCAAACGAGAGCGCAGAGAACAAGAACAATATGCGCAAGGATTATTATCCGAACATCGTACAGGGCAAGACCAAAAGCTGGATCGATGTCTACGTTATGAACAGGCTGGGAAGCATAAAGGACGGTAAGCCTGTTTATCCTATGTTTGCGCCTGACATTCATATAGCCAGAGAAGAAATACCAGTAGCTAATGGCATGCCTGTCTATATTGGTATTGACTTTGGACTAACGCCTGCCGCTGTCTTTGGGCAGAAGGTTCGCGGTAGATGGATGCTGCTTCAAGAGATTGTTGCATTCGACATGGGCATTGTGCGTTTTGCTGAAGTGTTGCGGCAAGAGATAGCTACACGTTACGGCGGCTGCGAGATTATTATCTTTGGTGATCCGGCTGGTGACTTCCGCGCACAGACTGATGAGACAACACCGTTTCAGATATTGCGGGGGGCTGGTCTGTCTGCTCGCCCTGCGCCATCTAATGATGTAGCCTTGCGTCTGGAATCTGTGTCTGCACCACTCAATAGAATGATCGAAGGGCAGTCTGGTTTGCTTATCGATCAACGCTGCCGCACAATTATCAAAGGCTTTGAGGGTGGGTATCAGTACAAGCGCATGCAAGTATCTGGTGAGCGTTATGCTGACAAGCCAGACAAGAACCACTTCTCTCACATCCATGACGCTTTGCAGTATCTAATGCTTGGCTCTGGCGAGGGAAGGCAGATACTCCGCAACAACAGCACAGCCACCAAACCCTTTCAAGCAACCAGAGAGTTTGATGTATTCACACGCAAACCAAAGGCGCGGCGAGAAGGTCTTTGGTCGCGCATGTAGTTTTGTGCGTTGATCTGCATTAATGCAGTGGGTTAAACAAGTCAGATAGCTATAAGAGGATTAAAATTATGTGTTTAGGTGGCGGTTCATCCAAGCCAGCGGTCGATCCAAATGACAAGATCGAAGCTGACAACAAAGCAGCAGCAGAACAGCAGAAGAAAGAGGATGCGAAAGCAAAAACTCTTGAGAAGCAAGTTGCTCGCAAGAAAGTTGGCGGTGGTGCTGGCAGACGTTCGTTGCTTACAAGCAACAAAGCGGCTCTGGGTTACTATGACGAGACTGTTTAATGGATCAAATTGCAGACCGTATGCTGCAAAAGTACGAACGTGCTAAACAAGCGCGTGTAAACTTTGAGCCTCTATTTGAAGATTGTTATGACTATGCGTTGCCTATGCGCCAGAGTTTCTATAGCGAAACTCCGGGGCAGCGGCGCGATGACAAGATCTTTGATGAGACAGCAGTTGTTGGTGTGCAAGAATTTGCATCTAGGTTGCAGTCAGGTCTAGTACCTAACTTTGCGCGATGGGCTGACTTTATTGCTGGCTCTGAAATTCCAAAGGATCAACAGGATGAGGTTAATAACACTCTTGATGAAGTCACTGAGTACGTCTTTGAAGTCATTCAGAACTCCAACTTCGGTCAAGAGATACATGAATCTTTCATGGATCTGGCAGTGGGAACTGGTGTTCTCTTGGTTGAAGAAGGTGATGCAATTAATCCAGTACGGTTTAACGCAATCCCTTTGCCTTCCGTCCATCTGGATACTGGCCCTGATGATAAGATTGACCACGTTTACAGAGAGCGTTCTCTTAAAAACTCAGAGATACCTATTGCGTATCCAAAGGCAATCTTAGGCGAGAAGACTGCGGCTGCTGTTCTATCCCAGCCTGACACTCAAACGAAAATCTTAGAGGTGATTTGCCGTAACTACAGCACGCCTAACGAAGAACAGTTTGATTACTATGTGGTCAACGTAGGCGACAAAGAAATCATCTATCAGGAAAACTACAAAGGGTTAGGCTCTAATCCTTTTGTTTGTTTCCGTTGGTCTAAAGCATCTGGTGAAGTCTATGGGCGTGGCCCCCTCATCAATGCCCTTAGTGCAATCAAGACAACCAACCTTACAATTGAGTTGGTGTTAGAGAATGCACAGATGGCTATCTCTGGTGTGTACCAGATGGATGATGATGGCATCATTAACACTGATACAATTAACCTCGTTCCCGGCACAATCATCCCAAAGGCTATGGGTTCTGCTGGCTTGCAGCCTATTCAGAACGCAGGCAACTTTGACGTAGCTAATCTTGTATTGAATGATATGCGCAGCAACATCAAACGTGCGCTTTACAATGATATGTTAGGCGATCCTAACAAAACACCCGCGTCTGCAACTGAGATTGCAGAACGCATGGCTGATCTGTCCAGACGTATTGGATCAGCTTTCGGCAGATTGCAGGCTGAAATGGTTCAGCCAGTATTGCAACGTGTCGTTTACATTCTAAGAAAGCAAGGCCGTATTGAGTTGCCATCCATCAATGGGCGGGAAGTCAAAGTGCGGTCAGTGTCGCCATTGGCACAAGCACAATCCAACCAAGACATCAGCGCAGTCGCACGTTATTTACAGATGGTTGGAGGCACGTTCGGCCCCGAAGTATTAAATGTCCTTATTAACTCTGAGGATGTTGCGCTGTATCTCGCTAAGAAGTTTGGCGTACCAGATAATCTGGTTAGGGACAAAGTAGAACGGCAGGAACTTTTGCAGGCTGCGCAGCAATATCAACAGCAACAGCAACAGCAAGGTCAAGATGCGCAAGCAATCCCTTCACTTGGGGGTGGATAACTTCCCCCGAACTAAAGAAGATGACCAGATCATCTCTCGGAATATCAATTCAGTTTTCAAAACTCCGAACGGTTCAGCCGTTCTAAAGTATTTGCGTTCGATCACCATTGAATCTGTTCAAGGGCCGAATGCAAGTGATGCCGAACTGCGCCATCTTGAGGGGCAGCGGTATCTTGTTGGCCTCATTGAGAGGCGTATTAACCACGGACAAAAGGTAGAGCAACAATGAATGATGCAGATAATGCGGAGTTAGCCGAAGCAGTAGCGGTTGAAGAAGCACCTGTCTCTGAACGCCCTGAGTGGCTACCAGAGAAGTTCAACACACCAGAGGATATGGCAGCTTCATACTCCTCTTTGGAATCCAAACTTGGTCAAGGGCAAGACGAAATCAGAGCGCAGATAGAGCAAGAGTTAGAAGTCTCTGCTCTTGAGGGCAGACCTGAGACTGCTGGTGATTACGAATTGCCAGAGCAGATCAATGAAGCGGAAGCTGTCGATAATGAAATGCTTGCTTGGTGGGCTGAACATTCTTTCGAGAACGGCTATTCGCAAGATGAGTTTGCAGATGGTATAGCTAAATATGCTTCATACATGGAAAGCCAAGGGCCGAACCTTGAAGCAGAACGTCAAGCGTTGGGAGAGAATGCTGACGCTCGCATTGAAGCTGTTGATCTTTGGGCAAGCAAGAACGTGCCAGAGGAGTTTGCAGATCAAATAGAGTTGCTTGGTCAGAGTGCGAAGGGCATTAAAATGCTTGAGCATCTTATGTCTCAGTCACAACAAACATCTCCACAAGGTCAGTTTGTAGCTCCTCAAGCTACTAACGAAGATCAGTTGAAGACAATGATGCAAGACCCTCGCTATTGGAATCCAGCACAGAGAGATCCAAACTATGTCAAGCAAGTCCAAGAGGGTTTTTCCAAACTCTACCGTTAATGCATTCCACGTTGATGGTGATGTTTCTATTGTAGAGGCGACATATGAACATGCTGAATATCTACAAGATCATTTAAGATCACCTGATGTACGCGAGTGCATGATACATGGTGCAACGCCTTGGCGGGCGTTGCGTTATCCCATCTTGAAAAAAGACGCTGTAACTTACACTGCACTTCACAAAGGAGTGCCAGCCTGCATGTTCGGTGTTGTGCCTATCTATGATGATCCAGACATTACAACCGGCAGTATTTGGTTGCTGGGTACGGACGAGATAGATAAGTACCCACGCAAGTTCTTACGAGCCTCTAAACCTATGCTGGAATACTTTATGCAGCGTTGGGATGTGGTCGAGAATGTAGTGCCAATGGATCACAAGAACACAATCGAGTGGCTAGCTTGGCTAGGGTTTCTTTTCTCTGATGAAGAAACCTTAGTCAATGGCTTCTCATGCATCCGTTTTGTGCGTTGCGCTCCTCATGTGGAAGTGTCATTTGAATAGTATACGGCCTGTTTCAAACTGACGGCCCCGCAAGGGATAACTGGATGAGGCGAGAGACGGACAACCGCGTGAAAATGTAACTTCTTTTTTTTGGTAAGGACTTTAATACTATGGCTAATACAATTGATATTGCCTTTATTAAGCAGTTTGAATCCGAAGTTCACATGGCTTATCAGCGTATGGGGTCTAAACTCCGCAATACAGTACGCACATCTGGTAACGTCCGTGGTAGCGTTGTACGCTTTCAGAAGATCGGAACAGGCACAGCTTCAACAAAGGCTCGTAACGGTAACGTAACTGCAATGGAACTCGTACATACAAATGTCGAGGCAACCATGGCTGACTTCTATGCCGCAGAATACATCGATAAACTCGATGAGTTGAAGGTGAACATCGATGAGCGTCAAGCTGTAGCACAGTCTGCTGCTGCTGCTCTTGGTCGTAAGACAGATGAAATCATCTATGACGCAATGGACACAGGTGCCAATGCCACGCAGATCAGCACAACTGGTACTGCTGTAAGCAAAGCAAACCTTCTTGCTTTGTTTGAAACATTTGGTTCAGCCGACATTCCAGAAGATGGCAACCGCTATATTGCGATGTCTCCTGCTGGTTATGCCGATCTGTTCAACATCAATGAGTTTGCATCGTCAGACTTTGTTGGCGATCAGAACCTACCATTTGCTGGCGGCATGACAATGAAGGAGTTCTTGGGTTTCAAGATCTTCTCAACATCTGCTGTTACTGCTGGCAAAAACTTGGCTTACCACACCTCGGCTGTTGGCCTTGGCGTGAATGCTGATGTTTCTACAGAGTTGAACTATGTGCCAGAAAAAGCGTCACATCTTGCTACATCGATGATGAGCATGGGCGCAGTCGTAATCAACGACAACGGTGTGTACGAACTCTTAGACAACAACTAAAGGAATGGGGGAGAGGCAACTCTCCCCCTAACCCATATGCCATCAGCAGCTAATTCAGACATTGACATTGCGGCTCGCGCCTTAGTTCTTATTGGTGCGCAGCCAATTACGTCTTTTTCATCTTCATCCACTGAGGCACTTGTTGCCTCAAATGTGTATGAGGATGTTGTGCGTACTGCGCTCTGTGCTAGTCGCTGGCGGTTTGCAACTAACCAAGCGGTGCTTAATGCTTTAACGGCTGCGCCTACTGGAAGATTTGATACTGCGCATCAGCTACCTAGTGATTTGTTAATGCTGCATGCGATTACAATTAATGATCTTAATCTTGAGTACAATGTGTATGGGGATAAGATTTATTCTAACGCCACAGCCAATGAGGTTGTGGTTGCTGATTATACATATCGCGCTGGTGAGCAGGACTTCCCCAGCTACTTTACATTAGCGGTTGAGTACGCTCTTGCGGCAGCGTTTGCGTTAGCCATTGCAAGAGATGAGCAGCTTGCAACTATGTTTGAAAAGAAAGCTGCACAGTTAATGCAGCAAGCTAAGACATTGGACAGCCAGCAGCAAACAACACGCAAACTTGTTACATCGAGGTTCATTGCTGAAAGGCGAAGTTAATGGCGAGAATACGCGTACCGCTAAATAACTTTTCTTTTGGTGAAGTTAGTCCGTCACTCAGGTCTAGGACAGATAGTCCTGTCTATGTTGCGGCTGCGGAATCTGTGAAGAACTTTTTTATTCGTGCAGAAGGCGGGGTTATTAATCGCCCCGGCACCAAGCGGATCTATGAGTTTAATCACACATATAATTCTTCACTGCCTCAACAGATACGTCTTGAGCCGTTTGTTTTTTCTGATGATGAGAAGTATATCATTGCATTCTCAAATACTCGCATCGACATCTTTCGGATCGATCTCGCAGGAGCCGTGTCCTTTGTTCAAACCCTCACTGTTGATGTCAATGGTGATCCTGTTCCTGTTACTGACGCTAACCTAAACCAGATCACCTACTCACAAAAAGGTGACTTTATGTTTATTGCTCACCGCACGTTCCTGTGCCGTGAGTTGGTGCGTACTGGCTTGACCAGCTTTGAGATGCGTCTGTTTGAGTTTGACGAATCTATTGATGGCAACAAAAAGTATCAGCCCTATTATAATTTCCAAGGTGCAGGCACAACCATAGCTGCTAGTGCATCTAGTGGAACCGTTACGCTTACTTGCTCACAGAATTATTTTGATGCAGCACATGCTGGAACAAGGTTGCTGATTGGCGAGACTGAAGCAATTATCAGTGCTTACATTTCTGCTACTCAAGTAACAGCCGTTCTTCAAGGCACACTTAAAACGCAGCTAGATATTGATGCGTTAAAAACGAAAAAAGATTCTAACAAAGTAGAAGTCACTCATGTGCTGCATGGTCTGGCTAACGGTGCGGCTGTTGTTATTGCCGAAGCTGGTGGCCTTGGCGGCATTGGTGCCAGTAATATTAACGGCAGCAGAACCATCAGCCGTATCATTGATGCTAATAAATACGAAATAACAGCGGGTGCCTCTGCAACGTCCGAGGCTGACGGTGGAGGCTCTCCAACGATTGAAAGCTCCTCCCCTACCACTGAGTGGTACGAACAGTCCTACAGCAGCTACAGAGGCTTCCCACAGGCTATTACATTCCATGAGGATAGGTTGTGGTTTGGTGGTACGCCAAGTCAGCCTGATGGATTATGGGCATCAAAGACTGGTCACTATTACAACTTTGACATTGGCAAAGCTGAAGATGATGACGCTATTGATATTGATGCAAGCGTTGGTGTTACTAACCAGATACGTCATCTTGTGTCTAACCGTGACTTGCAAGTGTTTGCATCGCAGTCAGAGTTCTATGTGCCTGCTTTCCAAGATGCTCCTGTTACGCCATCAAAAGCAAAAGTATCTTTGCAGACACCAGTTGGGTCTGGATATGTAAGGCCGCAATCTCTTGATGGCGCAACTTTGTTTGTGCAAGCAACAGGCACAGCCGTTAGAGAATATATCTTCTCTGATTCCGAGGCTGCTTACACATCTACAATGGTGTCGTTGCTATCTAACCATCTGGTTAGCAACCCTGTGCAAATGACCACTCTTAAAGGTTCACTTGCTAGACCGGGCGCGTATGGCTTGTTCATCATGGATAATGGTGAGTTAGCTGTATTCCACAGCTTGCGAGATGAAAAACGTGCTGGCTGGATGCGCTGGAACACTGAAGGCAAGTTCCATTCTATCTGCGCTGTGGATGAAGATCTGTTTGCTGTCTCTGTCAGAGACGATGGCAGTGGAACTGATAAGCTGATCTTAGAGCAGTTTGATACATCGATGAAGATGGACTTTGCTTCTGACTTCACTGGCACTGCTGGCGTGTTTAATGTGTCTTCGCACTTTGCAGATGGTGCAGTGGTGCATGCGGTAGATGGCACAGAGTATTTGGGTACGTTTACCGTAGCTGGTGGTAACGCAGATGTTAGTAGTGTCAAACTTTCTACGTCTGCTCAGATTGGCTATCGCTTTATCCCTGAGATTAAAACCCTGCCTATTGATGGTGCGGTTCCGGGAGGGCCTCTGACTGGCAGACCTCGCAAAATAACAATGGTTACTTTGGATCTTGAGGGAACATTGAGTGTATCTGTCAATGGCACAGACATGCTTTTGCGAACAGTAAATCATACTGTTGGCAGTGGCATTGACCCTGTTAGCGGCAAGGAAGAATTTAGAGTGCTTGGGTATGACAAAGACCCCCGCGTTACAATCTCTCAATCTGCACCATTGCCTATTCAAATTAATGGTCTTGTAACCGAGGTGGCATTCTAATGAGTTTTATGATGTTTGGTCAGGTGTTAAGCCTGTTTGGATCAATGCAGCAGGCATCAGCGCAGCGCCAGCAAGCGGCTCGCGTTGCCGAGCAGCAGGAGTTTAATGCAAGGCTTGAACGCATTCGTGGTCAGCAGGAGCATAATGATCGCCTTGATGCTTTTGAAACCTATCGTTCAACAGCTAACTCTATCCGTGGCAAAACTAACCGTGATGTTAATGATCGTTCGTTTAACGCAAGGGTTAATGCAGGCAAGGATAAAAGCACTGAGCAAATCGACCGCGCCAGAGTGAACAGCATGTTTGCTGAAAACCGCATGCGCTATCAGGCAGAGAATACCAGACGTCAGGGTGCAATCAACGCCAACGCAACCATGATGGCTGGCATGGCTAACTTTGCTATTGGCATGGACAAGATGGGGGATATTACATAATGGCCGAGATCCCAAAGTTTACCGGCAATCCTGTTTACAATGAGCCTATCGGCGTTGTTACACCTATGCGTGACACCTCTGGCGAAACGCTGGCTAACATTGGGCAGAAACTATTTGAGTATGACTACGCTAAAAAGTATGCCGTAGAAGAAGCAAAGGGTAAGTCTTTTGCTCAATATGCCAGCTTTGGACAAGATGAAAAAGGCAACGTAACGCCAATAGAGATACCAGAAGACTTCTCTAAAGTTGCGCGGCAGAATGCTGTGCCGGAAGCTGAGAAGCGTTTCTTGGAAAAGCTGACTATAGATGCGCAATCCAGAGCCAATGTTTTGCATGCAACTCATGGCGAAAAGGCTGGGTATAACTACAAAGAGTTTAGTGCGCAATGGAAGGCTTACTCTGAAGAAACTTTAAAGCGTCTAGCATCTGATCCAGACACAGCTAAATATGCTGGTGTTTTGGCTCAATCTTTAAGTTCTGAAGGTGAGACACATTACAATAAACTATTCTCTGACAGGCTTGGCGTTGAGCATAAGGCTGCGTTTGTAAACCGTGTGCAGATATTAGAATCAGCTATCTCTAATCAAAGGGCGATGGTTGGCTTGCAGTCCAAGGATTATGAAAGCGGCGATGTCGTTGGCGACGATGCTGATTATAACAGAAATAATATCCTTGAAATTATCGATGGCTTGGTTGAGGACTTTCCTACTCTTGCCGAGCGCGAGATGATGCAGAAGCTAAAGGATGATGTGAACCAAGGGCATTTCCTTGGCAAGCTGGATAATGTTGCATCTGCCTTGATCCAGAACATCGGTGATAATTACAATCCATATACGCAAGACATTCCCATTGGTAACATCATGCAGTCTGCTCAGACTGCTATTCGTACTGGCAATATGGATAACATTACTAACCCAGAGCATCGTTCTATCCTAGAGGCTGTTGGTCTTAGTGAAGTGATTGCATCAGATGGCTTTGGTGATGTGCAAGACAAACTTGCATCTTCATTCGACAGCGTAGAAAACAACATCGTTGCACAAACAAAGGCTAATAAAGATAGCTTGCTGCGCGGCGCATATAGCCGCTTGGCTTCTAGTGGTGCGCCTTTGTCTGCCAATGCTGGCGATCACATCTTGAAGACAGGCAAGTACGCTATTGGTACACCGCAGGATTTGCTTAACAACCTTGGTGCAATTCTAACAGGTGATCGTAACGCTCCTGAGTATCAAGTGTTAATGGGCAATG